CATTTATAGACATCCAAATGTAACCACTGCTGGTGCTTGGCGTACTGGTAATGATTTAAATACAGGTAGAAACAGAATATCAGGAGCAGGAACATATACTGCAACTTTAGCTTTTTTTGGAGAATCACCTCCAGGTGTGACAGCTTTAAATGAGTCTTATGATGGAACATCTTGGACTGAATTAGCAGATGGAAATACTACAAGAAAAGGATTAGCAGGTTCTGGCACAACAACCTCAGCTCTTGCTTTTGGTGGTAATGCACCTCCTCCAGATGATGATACAGGAAAAACAGAATCTTGGAATGGGTCTAGTTGGACTGAAGTAGGAGATTTAAATACCCAGCGTAGAGAGTTAGGTGGATGCGGATCATCTAATACAGCTGCTCTAGCATTTGGAGGTCAAGATGAACCAGGTGCACGAACAGGAGATACTGAATTATGGAATGGTTCTGCATGGACTGAATTAAATAATTTAAATACTGTTAGACAACAAATGGCACATGGTGGAGGATCACAAACTTCAACTTTATGTGCTGGTGGATTTACTGCCCCTCCAGGATCAAATAGAAAAGATGAAACAGAATCATGGAATGGAACATCTTGGACAGAAGTTGCTGACTTAAATGAATCAAGATATAGATTCGCAGGAGCAGGTGCTGATAATGAATCGTTTATGGTTTTTTCAGGAGACGCACCTCCTGGTAGTGCAAATGGTAAAACAGAATTATGGAATGGTAGTAGTTGGACAGAAACTACTGATTTAAATGCCGCTCAATCTGATGGTGCTGGCACAGGAACAAACTCAAATGCTTTATCTTTTGGTGGTGATAGTCCTAGATCAGCAACAGAAGAATGGACTGGTGCAGGTGCAGATGTCGGTGCTTGGTCTACTGGTGGAACTTTAAATACTGCAAGAGGTGGGCAATTAGGAGCTGGAACTTACACAGCAGCTTTAATGTTTGGTTCAGATCAAAGCCCAACCGCTCAAACAAATGAATCTTATAATGGAACATCTTGGACAGAATTAGCAGATTTAAACACAGCACTAATTAAATCTACTGGTTTTGGAGCAACAACCAGTGCAGCTATTAGATGTAGTGGTGCTACTCCTCCAGGAAGTTATTCTGATTTAACAGAACAATGGAATGGTACTTCATGGACTGAAGTAGGCGATCAAAACCAAACAACTGAACAAAGAGGTTCAGTATCAGGAACAACAACTGCTGGATTAATTTTTGGTGGACAAGGTCCTAATCCACCTATGTATGCTAACGCTGAACAATGGAATGGTTCAGCTTGGACGGAGGTTGGAGACTTAAATACTGCAAGATATTTATTAACAGGTAGTGGTTCAATTACTGCAGGATTAGCTTTTAGTGGTGATGTTGATCCAGGAGAAAGAGCTTTAACAGAATCTTGGAATGGATCATCTTGGACAGAAGTTAATGATATGAATACAGCAAGAGATACAGGAACAGGATTTGGAACAAGTAGTTCAAGTTTTATGGTTGGTGGCGCAGAACCTGGTTTATCAGCAAAAACAGAAGACTGGAATGGAGCTAGTTGGTCAGAAGTGGGTGATTTAAATACTGCTAGAAGTGCTATAGGAAGTGCTAGATCAGGAACAACAACCAATGGATTAGTTTTTGCTGGTTTAACACCACCAGCAACTGGAGCAACTGAAGAATGGGCTTCGAGTTCTATATCAAGTAAAGTATTAACAGATTAATAAGGAGAAAAAAATGGCAAAAACATATCAATATTGTGTCGCTGAAAATTGGGGAAAAGGATTTATCGACCATGATGAATCTAGTAGAATAACTTTTAAAGGTTTCCCTGGTAATGTTTGGCAAACACCTGCATACAATAAACATGGTAATCTTTGGATTGCTAAAGTTGCTGGTGCTGTAAAAACAAAAGACGAGGCACAAACTATTGTAAGTGCTGAAATCAAAAAAGCACAAGACGCTTGGGATGCTGATAATGAAGACGGCGAATCAGCTGACGAGAAGATTGAAAGAATAGGACGAAAGCCTCAAGATATAACATTAGAGGAATAAAAATTAAATGTCTGACTATAAAACCATACACGGTGTCAATGTTCGTGATTACACGACTGATCCTGATACTTTGATTACAGGACAGGTATGGTACGACAAGACTAATAAAGTATTACAGTTTCAAGCAACAGGAGCAGGTTCTTGGGCTAGTGGTGGAAACATGAATACGGCAAGAGATCAAATAGGAGGAGGTGGCACTCAAACATCTGCTTTAGCATTTGGTGGAAACCCACCGCATGTGGCAATAACAGAATCTTATAATGGTTCAGCATGGACTGAAGTAGGAGATTTAAATACTGCAAGAAGAGGACTTGCTGGAGCAGGAGAAAGTAATACGGCTGCTTTAGCTTTTGGTGGTTTAAGTCCAGGTTGCCATGACGAAACAGAATCTTGGAATGGATCATCTTGGACAGAAGTTAATGATATGAATACAGCAAGAGCTTTTAATGGTGGTACTGGTACTAAAACAGCTGCATTGGCAGCTAGTGGATCAACAGGTTCTGGTGGTAATCCTCCTATAACTGTAAACGCAGAAACATGGAATGGAACTAGTTGGACAGAAGTTGGTAATTTAAACTCAGGAAGAAGCAATCAAGAGTTAGGTGGATCAAGCACTTCTGCTGTATGTTTTGCTGGATATCCAGCTTCAGCTCTTAATGAATCGTGGAATGGAACATCTTGGACTGAAGTCGCAGATTTAAATGAAGCCCGATATGCTCCTGGTGGAACAGGATCTAGTAATACGGCAGCATTATGTTTTGGTGGATCTCCTGGGTCAGCAGCTCATACTGAAAAAACTGAAAAATGGAATGGAACAGCTTGGACTGAAGTGAATGATTTAAGTTCAGGAAGAATATATAGCTCTATGTCTAAAGCAGGTTATACAAATGCACTTATGGCTGGTGGTAACACAGGTGGTCCTTCAGGAACTGAAGTAACCGCTACAGAAGAATGGACTGATCCTGTTCTTTCAACTAAAACAGCAGATACAGATTAATATGGCAAATTATAAAGACATACACGGAACTAAAGTAGAAATTAGAGATGATGATCCATCAAATCCAGTCAATGGACAAGTATGGTATAACTCTGGAACTTTAAAAGGACATAAATTAAATCCTGCAGGTGCTTGGGCAACAGGTGGTAATTTAAATACAGCAAGAGATTTTACCTCAGGTGCTGGAACACAAACAGCAGCTTTATGTTTTGGTGGATTAAAACCACCTGGTTCTACTCTTATGGGTGAAAATGAATCTTATAATGGTACTGCATGGACTGAATTAGCAGATTTAAATACTGCAAGACAAGATTTAGGTGGTGCAGGAACATCAACAGCTGCAATTGCTATTGGTGGTGGAACTCCTGATAAGGTTGCTGCTAACGAAACATGGAATGGTAGTGGTTGGACAGAAGTTGCTGACTTAAATACCACTCGTAGAGGAACAGAACAATCAACAGGTATTGTCACTTCTGCATTATGTATGGGTGGAGATCAAGACCCACCTGGTCAAATAGATAGTGTAGAATCTTGGAATGGTTCAAGTTGGACAGAAATAGCAGATTTAAATACTGCAAGAGCCAGAGGCACAGGTACAGGAGTTAGTAATACGGCTGCTTTATGTATAGCAGGTGCAACACCAAGTGTCTCAGCGGTAACTGAATCTTGGAATGGTTCTTCATGGACAGAAGTAGGAGATTTAAATACTGCAAGACAAAGACTAGCCGCAGCTTCTAACACTTATACAGATTCAGTAGTTTTTGGTGGATATACAAGTACCGAAGTAGGTGTCACAGAAACTTGGAATGGCAGTGCTTGGACTGAAGGTACAGATATGTCAACAGCAAGAACAGAATTAGGAGGAGGAGGTGCAACTTCATCATCAGCAATTGCTTTTGCTGGTCAAACAGGATCACCTAATGTTAGAACAGCTGCAACTGAAGAATGGAATTCACCTGGACCAACAACAGTTTCATTTACAGTATCGTAGTCTTATAAATAATAATAATATCATTGATATATAATAAGGAGAAAATGAATGAGTGATGAGATAATAAAAAAAGATATCAAACATCTTATTGAACAAGAAACCCCAAATCTAAACAATCTATTAAGTCCAGAAGAAGTATCCGATTTTAAATCAATGACGGAAGAGTTGCGAGATACTTGGACTAAAAAACAAATGTTCCGAACAGAAACAGAAGCAAGGTTTTCTGTATTACAAGATAATAGATACCCAACTAGAGGTGCAAAGTATTGGCAATGTGTTAGAGAACAATCAAGTTATTTAGATAATCTAATGGCACTTTCTTTTGATTACAGAAGAAATGACGCAAAAATTAAATACCTAGAAAAAAAAATATCTAAAGAAACAGATGAATATAAATTAACTAAATTAGAAATTGATTTAGATGAAGCTCGTTTTGGTAAAGCACAAATGGAAAAAACTGCAAAGCACAGAATGAGAGAAATTAAGATGTGGTCTAAATTAAAAAGTGAATTTAATGATGGATCATTTAACGATAAAGATGTTAATGAACATCAATTAGAATCATATTATAGAATGTATAAAAACAAAGCAGAAACTATTACTCAAAGCACTTCTGAAGCTGAAGTATTTAATATAATAGGTCAATTATCATCACTTGAAAGAATAAAAAAATCTGGCGAATTAGAAAATAAAACTGAAAAAAAAGAACAGATTACACAGCATGGACAACCAAAAGATAAAATTTGATTTTGTATTTTTAGGTCAATCAGTATTAAAGTATCAGGTACCTTTAGATATATTTACAGCAATTAATCAAATATACGAACAGAATTATTATAGACTTGAGCCAGCTAATAAACAATTAGTAGGCAAGATTGAAAATGAACACTCATTGTTTTATCATGGTGAAGATCAATCAAAGATGAAAAATCATAATCTATTACCTAGAAATGTAACAGATTATTTTATGTCTATGTTTAACCATTATCTAGTGTTTAATAAAATTAAAGAATATAATACTCATTTAAACTCTATTTGGGTTAATGAAATGAAACAACACGAATATAATCCTGCACATATACATAGAGGAATGTTATTTACTGGTTTATCTAGTGTTATGATTTTAAAATTACCATCTACATTTGGTAAAGAATACTCAGCAGAGCAAATACAACAGAATGGTAGATTACAAATATTTGGTGCAGCCAATGGTCAGTTTGCAAAGATAGATTTTCAACCACCTATGAATGTTAGAGATTTTTATATTTTTCCTTATGACATGAGGCATTGTGTCTATCCTTTTAATGGTACCGATGAAACACGAAGAACATTAGCTGCAAACTGTGATGTAGAATTTGATCCAATAAAAAATAGAGGAGCTATATGATAATAACTGAACCAAAATGGAAATCTTATATGGTTGAAACAACCACACCAATTTTTACACCTAAACAATGTCAGATGATTATTAATGCAGGAAGATCAGAACCTAAACAAAATGCTAGCGTAGGAGGAAGAGAAGGTAAATCTGGAATAGATACTGAAACAAGAACATCACATATTAGTTGGATACCTTTTAGTAAAACTACTGAAATGTATAAAGATATAGAAAAGGTTATGAAGACCACTAATGGTAATCACTTTGGTTTTGATGGAATGCAGATAACAGAAATGGCACAATATACAGAATATCCTGAAGGTGGTTTTTATGATTGGCATATAGATAGTGACACTCATTTTGCTCATGAGCCTAGTGTTAGAAAAATATCAATGACTTTATTATTATCTCCTGACAATGAATTTGAAGGTGGTGATTTAGAAATAATGAAAGAAGGGCAGGCTGCAAAACTTAAACAAGGTCATGCTATATTTTTTGCTTCGTTTATTAGACATAGAGTTACACCAGTTATAAGAGGAAACAGAAAATCACTTGTAATGTGGTTTGGAGGCACGCCATTTAAATAATGCATAGAGATTTATTATTCCCAACACCTGTTTATATTGCAGATATAAAACATCCGACTCTTAATCAAGAACTTGAAAGAGATATTGTTGCTTGGTCTAAACAAGATAAAGGAATGACAAGAACTAATATTAAAGGTTGGCACTCAACTACCAATATGCATGAACTACCTCAATTTAAAAAATTAGTTAATATGTTATATGCCTGTCAAAAAACAATATATGAACAAGAATATTATGAAAGTGAACCTCATTTAGGTAATATGTGGGCAAATATAAATCCACCAGGTGGTATGAATAGAGCACATCAACATGCTAATTCTCTATGGTCAGGTGTCTATTGGATAAAAACACCTAAAAATTGTGGACAATTAAAAATAGATGATCCAAGGTCTGTTGCTTGTATGATAAGACCAAGACAAAAAGACATAAAGAAACCAGATAGATTATGGCGAGAAACACATTACGAACCAATTGCTGGAAGAGTTATAATGTTTCCATCGTGGTTAATGCACGCTGTTGACCCTAATGAATCTAATGATATTAGAATATCGGTATCATTTAATTTTTTACAGAAAGGTATGTTTGTATGACATTTGAAACAAAAAAATATCAAGTAATCAAAAACGCAGTATCATATGAATTAGCAAATTTTATATATAATTATTTCTTACTTAAAAAGGATGCTGTTAGGTTTATGTATGAAAATAATATACACTCGCAATCTTCTATATTAGGTACATGGTCAGATAAACAGATACCTAATACCTATTCTTGTTATGGTGATTTTGTTATGGAAACTTTGATTATGAAAGTATTACCAATAATGAAAAAAGAAACAGGTTTAGATTTAGTACCGACATATACTTATGCAAGAGCATATAAAAAAGGTGATTGTTTACATAGACATAAAGATAGACCTAGTTGTGAAATATCAACTACAATACATTTAGGTGGTGATAAATGGCCAATATTTATAGATGGCACAGGCGCTGATAATGTCGTTAATGAAAGACAAAATATTGTAAAACCAAATGCACCAGCAGGTACAAGAGTTGATTTAGAAGTAGGAGATATGTTAGTGTATAGTGGTTGTAAACTAGAACACTGGAGAGAACCTTTTGAAGGTGATAGTTGTGGTCAAGTATTTTTACACTATAATGATATAAATGGACCTAACTCAACTAACAACATATTTGATGGAAGACCTAAATTAGGTATACCTAAATTTTAATGAAAATAGAAGACTATATCATAGTTAAAAATACGATACCTAAAAACATATGTAAATTAATTGTTGATGAGTGTAATACTAAACCATGGGTAAAACATCAATGGAATAATTACACTACTGGTAAAAATACTTCTGAACAAAAAAAAGAATTAGACATAATGTTTTCTACAAAAAGTCAACAAGACAAACTTAAATTACCTGTTGCAAAAGCATTAGACGAATATCAAAAATTATGTTCTTGGGATGGTGAAAAAACAGGATCAACTTGGCTGACTAGTTATTCTACAATTCGTTTTAATAAATATGAAGTTGGAACTATGATGAGAAAGCATTACGATCATATACATGATATATTTGATGGTAAAAGAAAAGGTGTTCCTTTAGTATCTATTGTAGGAAACTTAAATGAAGATTACGAAGGATCAGAATTTCATTGTAGAAATAAAGAGATAAAGTTAAAAACAGGAGATATATTAATGTTTCCTTCTAACTTTATGTATCCTCATGAAGTCACGGAATGCACAAAAGGTACTAGATATTCATTTGTCAGTTGGGCGTTTTAAATATATTATAAATATAAGAAAGATTTAATATATAGGGATTTGACTAATGGCAACAATACAAAATATCACTATTGACCAAGATTGCGATTATACAGAAACTTTAACAGTAAAAGATTCTACTGGAACTGTTGTAGATTTATCTAACGAAACAATAACTGCTACTATGAGAAAGACGCATTTGTCTGCTACCTCATATGATTTTACAACTGCTAAAGTTAGTGCTACTGATGGAACTTGTTCTATTACTATGACGGACGCTGTGACAGCAACTCTTACTGAAGGTCGGTATGTGTGGGATTTAACAACAACTGATTCGTCTGGTTTAATCACTAGAAGAATTGAAGGAAGAGCAACGGTTACTCCAAGCGTAACCAGATCGTAATATGTCAACTAAAAAATATTTACAAAATGGCAAATGGCCAGGACTTCAACCAAAACAAAAAGTAAAATTGCAACAGGTTGAAGGTGATTTAGAAATTGATGTAGATATTGAAAAACAAATAACACAATTACAAGAAGCAAGACTAGAAGGTAAATTAGAAAAACCAAAACAACTATCAATTGATCCTGAAAAACAATTAAATGAATGGCACCTTGAAAAAGGATTAAAAACATTTCTTGCTAATGTAGAATTTGAAAAAGAAGATTTAGATAAAAAGATAAAAGAAGAAGACGCTAAGATTTCTGCTTTAGAAGAATTGTTTGGTGGTTTAAATAAACCAAAAACAGAAAAAGAAATAGAGATAGAAAATACTGAAGCAATTTCTGAAACATCTTTTAATAAAATATCGGAAGAAGATAAAAAAGAAAGAGAACAAGCTAGACTAAAAGCATTAGCTGTTTTATTTGAAAAAAATATAGTAAAAGAGAAAAAAGAAAAAGAAGAAGATAGACTAAAAAGATTAGAAGAAGAAAGAAAACAAAAATTATTAATTGATTCTGGTTTAGAAAAACCAAAAGTTATATTAGATAAAGAAGTAATTAAAGAGCAGAAGTTAGCAAGAAAAAAAGTTGAAGAAAAGTATGGACAAGCAGGTGCTTTAGCAGTTGAAGGTTTATTAAAAGCTTCTCATAAAGAAATTGAAGAAGATCCTGAAATTGTTGATAAAGTACTTTCTCATATTTCAGAAATGAAAGTTGCTAATGAGTTAGACAAAGACAAGATGAAGTCTTTGAGATCAATTGACACATTAGAAAAACTAACTAAAGAATTTTTAAACTTTAAAAATCTAACTTCTATTCAACTTTCTACTGTTGGTGGTGGATTAGATCCAAATAAAATATCAGCAAATTTAATGCCAACAACAGCAGGAACTTATGATTTAGGTTCTTCTGCAAGACCTTGGCGTAAGTTATATTTAACAAGTGGTTCATTAATTGTAGGAGATAGTGAACTTACTGGTTCAGAATTAGGATTATTAGATGGCATAACTGCAGGTACAGTCGCTGCTAGTAAAGCAGTGGTTGTTGACTCTAACAAAGATGTATCAGGATTTAGAAATGTAGTTATTGCTGGGGATTTGACAGTACAAGGTACAACTACTACTGTGGAATCTACAACGGTTAATATACAAAATGCGTTTGTGTTTGAAGGTGCAACAGATGACGCACATGAAACAACATTAACAACGATTGAACCTACTGCTGATAGAACAATTAAGTTGCCAAATGTTTCAGGAACTATACCTGTTTTAGCAGCCGAAAGTTCTACACAAATTACAGCAACACCTACTGAATTAAATTATGTAGATGGTGTCACAGGTAATATACAAACTGCTTTAGACTCAAAAGCAACAAAGGCATTTGCAATCGCACAAGCAGTCGCATTAGGATAAACTAAATAGTATTATAAGGAAAAATTATGGCAAAACCAAATACAAGAGCAACATTTAAAGATTACTGTTTAAGAGCATTAGGTAAACCTGTAATTGATGTTAATGTTGACGAAGATCAAATTGAAGATAGAATAGACGAAGCGGTTCAATATTTTTGTCAATATCATACAGATGGTGTTGAAAGAATGTATTTAAAATACAAGGTAACTGCTGATGACAAAGTTAGATTAAGA